TACTGGCAGGAGCGTCAGCAGTCTGAGAATGCATATGATCAACAGGTAGCACTACAGAACCAGTTCGCTTATCAACAGCTAGCACAGAAGATGGCTGACGATAGGATGAAGAACGCTGTGACCATGTTCGGTCATCCTGGTGGTGCTGAGGTCATAGGTGCTACACCGTCGTTGTCGGGTGCGCTTGGCCCGGATATATCGCTACCAGCACTCGGTGACGTGGCTCAAATAGCACGCCAAGGTCAGCTTGCTAATGCGATCAAAGGCGTTGGTCAGGGCGCATATGGGCTAGCTGAAGCAGGCACACCAGCTAGTGCGTCTGGTCTCGCGTCCATTATACCTCAAGCTGATATATCACAGGGCGTCCCACTCGCATTGCAAGTACAGGCGTCGAAGAACAGTGCGGCTGCTGCCCGAGCGGCTGCGGCACAGAATGATCCTGGTTACACCTATTCAGTAGACTTGGGTAAGGATGATCAAGGAGCTTCACTCGGTCACGTGTCCGAGAAGGTGTCGAACACTAGAGGCGGCATCCCTGGCGCAGTTGCACGCGGTAGGCAAGCGCAAGTAGTTGCTCAAGGGGTGACGGGTGGGACACCTTATGGCTCACCCGGATCGACATCAGGTGTAGCAGCAGGCCAACCTCGTGGTTCTGACGCACCTCCTGCTGTGCAAGGCAATGCAAACACGTTTGTCCACAATCTACAGTTTGGTAATCCTCAACAGCAAGCAGCTTACAAGGATATAACGGCTGCTATGCCCGGTGGAGGAGGCAACGCACAACTCGTTAAGAAGCCAGATGGCTCATACAAGATACGTGGAGCGAGTGGAGCCGAATACTGATGGATGTTAATTGGGCAGCAGGCTTAGACACGGGAACAGGAGTAATCCCGTCTCCGTATGAGCCTGGGTCACCAGAGGACAAGGAATACCAGAGTGTCCGTGATAGGACAACAGCGATTGCGCTTACGCACCTGGCGCCTGGGCTTCTTGCAACTGTATTGCCTTCTGGACAGGATGATCAGGGTAATGTTCACGTAACTGCGCCTGGGATAGTTACGGGACTGTATGGGTTTGCTGGCGCAGGCATTCCTTACTTCGCTAACAAGGTGCTACCGAAAGGCTATCAGCTACCAGATGAGATACTGCCAGGAGCTAAGGCTGCATTAGCTCAAGCGGAACAGACGCAGAACCTAGCTAATAAGATCATCCCCAATGTTGCACCCGATCCTACGAAACCTGAGGAGACCGTAGCTGCTAGGCTTGGTGAGGGTATAGGCGGTGCGGTCGTCCCTCTGCCTGAGGCTGCACTCGGTAAACTGGGTCCACTGATCAGCAAGGTCATACCAACTGCTGAGCAGTTCAAGGTCGCTGCTCCACTTGTGGGTGGTGTGACGCTTGGTGTAGAAGGTGCTGCTGCTCAGCAAAAGAAGGACGCAGACCTAGTATCGTCGTCATTGACTGGCTCAGGTGACGGGTCACAGGTAACACCAGGACCACAGTCTAAGACTGATGTGATGCCTTCGTTCGACTCTAGTCAGCAATACGCGATGCTGACAGCACCTCCTGGCACTGCGACTGATGCAGTACCCAGCTTCGACAACAACCAGATTTATATACCCAAGGCTCAGTCGAGCGATGCTGGTGTGCAGTCTCCTACGTTCGACTCGTCACAAACCTACACACCTACAGGTGTGACCTTCGATCAGCAGGGAGTTGATACACAGTCTGCTGGTAAGCGGCTACTTGAGACCGCAGCAGCACTAGCCGCTGGATGGGTTATCCTCAAGCATGGCGGTAAGGTGTGGACCGACGCATCGTCCATGCTTCGCACTGGTGAGATGACTGCTGACGCTGCACACGCTGCTGAGAACACTGCGTTCAATCAGAAGCTCGATGCGCTACGACAAGCAGGTGCGCTACAACCGAACTCGGCAACTGCAACACCGGGTGTAGCGGGTGCTGCTACGCGTGGTGAGGCTCCGTTACCAGGTGTGGCTGGAACACCGTTTACACGCGCAGCGCAATCATGGATTGGACCTGCTCAGGTAGCGCAGAAGTATATGGACGCAATAGCGCCCAACGCAGCTAAGCAGTTCTCTGCTGATACGGGCACGGTGCTCAACAACCAGTCCATGTCTGCTCGCATTCAGTCCATGTTCAGCACTGGTATCGATCCCTCTAGTGGAATGCGTATGCCAGTGTTGACTGATTGGGTGAACAAGATCGTCGGCCTACCACAGGATCAGCAAGACCTACTGCGCTCAGCACTCTATGCGAAAGGAGAGATATTCGATAGGCAAACCAAGCTCAGTCCTGGGGAGCGGTTCAACTTCATCAACACACCTACCCAAGACCTGATCAACACGGTGTATCTGGCTGAGAGTGATCCTACCCTCAAGGGACTAATGGATACAACGTGGCAGATCGGTAGGCGCAATCTCGATGTGATGCGAGCACGACGCTACATATCACAGAAGGAATACAACGATCTGCTCAGTCGTCAACCATACTACGTGCCATCGGTAGACAACACAGGTCGTGTCACTAGCATCCTTGATCCACGTGATGTGAAAACAAATGCTGGATGGGACTTGCCTCCCACTGATCCGTGGTCAGCCATGATCCAGCATCAGGACGTGCTGTATCGAGACATGGCTAAGAATGATTGGGTGCGCTCAGTCATCAGGAATGGAACACAGTATCAGCAGAGCGACCCTAACGCAGCACGACTGTTCGAGAAGAAGAATGGGCCAGCTAACGCTGCTGATCGAGCAGTTACCATCCGTGATATCAACGGACCTGAGACGTGGTACGTGAACAACACGAGCATGTACAATACGTTGCAAGGATCGCCTGCTCGCTACAATCTAGCTAATGGCATCACGCAGAACACTCGTAGATGGGTGCAGTCTGGTACGACTGGACCTGCGAGTATGCTGTTCGACAGAGGGTTCTTGGGAACTGGTGCCATACGTAACTTCCTGGACGTGCCCATGTTCCGCAGTGCTGGGACATACGGTAGCCTTGAGGACATGGCACTACAGAAGATGGGATTGCCTGGGATGCGTATCCCTGGTCCATCATCGCTGATCGGCACACCACTGTCCACCGGCCAGGACATAGCAGCAGTGGTTGGCAAGAACATTGGTACGATGCTACAGACCAGAGCTAATCCTGTGTCTATGCTGATGCGTCAATGGAAAGGAGATGCATGGACCGACGCACTCGCTAATAGGATGAGCAACTACTATGCTGTTAGCGATATCGGTAGGCAACATGCTGGTGGCTACGGAGGGGCTGGCTCGATAGGTGGTCAGGAACTGCCTACCATGTCACTCACTGGATCGCCTACCTCAGCGCGTAATGCTATCGGATCGCAGGCTCCTGGTGCAATGGGTGAGTACAACTACCCATTCACAAAGACGCCTATCCCATCGACTGTTAGCCACTCGTTCGTCAACCTAAAGACGCTGTTCGAGGACGTGTATAGCACGATCATGAATAGCTCACACTCGTACTACTACAAGCTCAACAAGTACAACCCCAACCTCAACGAAGCACAGCGTATCCATGAGATGCAACAGGTGATCGGTGATCCTGGCATTCGTGGCATGGGCAGAACTGCTACATGGATGGCACAAAACGTTCCATACTGGAATGTATCTATACAAGACGCTGCACGAATGGTGCGCGAGTTCGGTGAGCATCCATTTGGTCTATCCGCTGGCGTCATTGCTTCGCTATCCATACCTGCTCTAGCGTCCATCTTCTCTGCACTGGTCAGTGGGCCGCAGGCAGTTAACCACCTTGAGAACACAGTGTCCACTGCCAACCGCGCAGGTAATGTGATGCTGTATCACCCTGGTGAACCGAACCCGAACGTCCACACCGAGATCAGTCTACCGCAGAGGCTACGGTGGATTTACCCGATGATCCTCGAAATGGCAGCTACATCGATGGATGCATTCAGAGCACACAACGATCAGAACCTACTCAACCGAACACTGGATACGCTCGGTGATGTGTTCTCACATCACATTAGCAATTCAACTGGTATATCGACTGCGGAGGGCGCAGGACAGTTCCTTGGTTTCGTGCAACCACCTCCTGTCTTAACGGGTCTGCTTGGAGCCGTCACAGGAAGGGACGTTAGGTTTCAGCCTGACGTGATCGCGCGCAACGTCGTAACTGGTAAGCCATGGTTGTCGGGTACATCGTTCGACACGACACCACAGCGTCAGATCCCTGGTGTGCAGTTACACGACAACATGATTTCAAACGATGATGGATCAACCGTCCATGCGATACTGAGCGCACTGTTCGGTGCTGCTGGTGCATCTGTAGCTGACATGAGCAGGAACTACAACATACGCTCTAGCGCTGGTGCTGAGCATCCTATCCTCGATGCATTCGGTGATTGGCGACAGGGCTTCATGGATCAGACCCCGTACGCCAATATACTGTGGGGCAATACACTGCGCCAGTCAACTAGCACACCGCTTGAGGACAATGTAAGACGGTCGCTTGACGCGATGAAGCCTACTGCTGGCGCAGATCAATCAGCACAGAACCTAGGTGAGACACGAGCGGAGGGATTGCCGGTAGCACCAGTGGGACAACAGAAGCTACCTGATGCACATACCGCTCCTGTACTGCGGCACATGTATATGGTAACCAGCCGTGTCTATGGCATCATCACGTCCGAGAACATGCCAATGGTTGGTGATCTACTGAAGCAGAAAGACGCGATCAATAACAGCATCTACAGTGCTGAGATGAAACGCACGCTGTTGAATGACGTAGCAAGTAAGTTGCAAGTGCGCTATCAGCAGATCGATAAGCGCATTGCAGCACTCAACAGCGAGCTTTCACAGATGGTAGGCAAGCAGGTAGATGTTCGCAGTATCAACTGGCGAGGCAACGATAGTCAATTTCAGTCTCAGTGACTAGCTTCTCCAATTCGACAATCGCTGCCATTGCTTTATTCGTCCACGCCCGAGCATGCCGCAACTGTCCGCTCTCACCGTACGTGAACCAGTCAGGACCTGCGGCCACGCAATGGGACAGTTCGTTGATCGCTTGCTTCACGATTGCAATCTGGTTTAGCGCATTATTCATGGTTAGCTCCGAGATGCGGCAGCGACCTTCCTTATTGTGCTCCATCTATGCGTGCCGTATTCGTCTGGGTAAGACACACCGAACTCGGCTGGTACGATTAGTGGTTCTGGCTTATCTATGCCTCCTAGTCTATTGGATACTGAGTTGATCCATATGGGTTGCTCGGCATACTCCTTCATGATTGCTCGGACCAGCGCTCCATCAGATGGCCGATTGATGCACACGAGTGCGTCATGGATGTTTAACACTATGCGCGCATCGCTCGGCCATCTGTCATCCTCCTGACACTTGTAGATCACCGATGAGGTGTGATCGCCGTTGATCGACTGTGGCTCGAACGCAACTATGGCGTCTAGAGCGTCGGCGTCATAACGCTCTAGTAGTATCCATCGTCGTCCGAGACAAGTAGTAATTGACCTGTTCCGTCGAACAAGCTCAGCAAGCTCATCCCACCACACGGTGATCTGTGGAGCAGCCGCATGGTAGAGTCGATACGCCCTCTCCGCCTCACGAATTGACAGTCCGGTGACGGTAGCCAGCTTGTCGGGAGCCATTCGGTAGTTGAGGCCATGTCGGCATCGCTTAGCCACGAACCGGATCGTCGGTTCGCCGCCAGCGTCACGGTCATACTTCGGAACGTCGCCATAGGGCACCTTGAACATTGTACTCGCTAGCGCACAATGTGCATCATACGTTCCAGGATGCAAGCGCGCATTCTCGAATTGCTCCTTCCACTCGGGAATGTGTGCTAGATACGCCACAATCCTTGCCTCGATCTGTGACATATCGAAGTAGCTGAACTCATAGCCATCAGGAGCAACGAACATATCTTTCGCGCGGTCGGGTATGTTCTGCAAGTTTAGACCTGTTCCCCAGGCGGTTTGAGAACTGCTGAGTCTGCCTGGGGCAGAGGCAACTCCGGTTTGTCGGTACTCGCATCGGAACCTTCCGTCGTCGTCGGTTCTTGCTGCTGCATATGTGCTCGCAAACTTGGCATCCCGTGCGTAGCTATCAATGGCCTCGATAACCCGCCTAGATGCCTCACCTGTCTTAGGATGGCGTCGCATACGATCTCTATTCTCTTTATCTGTGCTGTCTCCTCTACCGACCAGTTTAAGGTCGGTGAAGAAAAGGCGTCGAAGATCGTGGTGACTCCGTGGGTTAAATGTGTAATCGACAATTCCAGTAGCCACACGTGCCGTGCTTTCACATAGGCGTCTTGCTTCTCCAAGGCTAACCTCAAGTTCTCTGCTGATGGTGTCCTTGCGTCCTGTGTCACACTTCACTCCATTGATTGTCATGCCTATCAGGTGGCGTTGCAGTCGCATTACGTGGTTGAAGAAGAAACCATATAGGTCTTGCTCCTTTAGTTCAGCTAGCATGTTCTTCGCTGCGATCCGCGTGATACAACAGTCATGTACGTTGTACCGCCAAAATCCGTCAATGTCGCCAGCGTCCTTCCACGTTTCACGTTCATCTTTGTAGTAAGGATAATCAGTGTACTGCGCGGTGATAAAGCCGAGATTGTGCGGGAGCGCGGGATAAAGTGTATGGTGTGCGAGCATCGTATCGAACCAGTAGCCGTGAACGCGAATACGGTCCTTATACCACATCCACGTCGCATCGAAATGACCATTCTGCGCCACCAACGCAATACTGTTGTTCGATAGAAGTTCCTGTAGCGCGAGCCTGATAGCTCTCTCCTCAGTCGGACTATAAGCATTCGATCCTTCCCTGCGCCAGTTGATGCACATGCCTTCATGGTCGGACGCCGCAAGGCCAACACATGCAGTCTCGTCAGCCATGGTCTCAATATCATGGGATATGTAGGTGGTACTGGTTTGCAGATCACGGATGAAATCAAGGGCGACATTCGCGGAGGGATTGATATGGCAAATGATCTCTGGGGCATGCAGCGTTCCTTCTATCAGCTTCTTCAGCTTACCGCAATCCATGCGGAACACTATCTCCATCCGCGGTTCACGGATTATGTAGGCTGGATTAAATGTACATAGGACTTTGATTGGCCTTCCATCAATAACAGTATCAAGGACTGACCCGCGATACTTGAGTATCCCACTGTTACCAGTAAGTGCCTCAAGAGCATAGTTTCCGAATACCACAACGTACTGTAGGTTAGGAAGTCTCGATAGCTCCTCGCGAAGTATATGTCGCCAAGCCGTGAGTTCCTGCTTGGATAGAACGATCTTGTTCTGCTTGTCTGTGAGTGCATGGGCTTCGGCAGCGGATACGAGCTTTCGCTTGACGACGTTGGTGATGTAGACATGGTTCCTTGTGATCCCATCCTTGCGCATCACATCCCACAGTAGGCGACCAGAGTTACCAATGAGGGGCTGCTTGGTTTGCACCTCACGCTCACCAGGAGCTTCAGCGACGAAAGCAATAGGGGATGTGACGCTACCACCACATAGACAATCAGCAACAAGTCCAGCAGCACCAACCAATACGCGGATTTCACGGTTAGCCTCCCTGATGTCAGAGAACGGTGCAACCATCATGCATCACCTCGTATGAAGTAGGGCCGCACCTGATGATGCGGCCCATAGATTATAGCGCCTTACTTACTGCTTTGCCAATCCTGCGGCGCTCCACACGATTGAGTTGAAGTCTCTCGTAGGGTGTCTCCTTGGCCTGCTTCACAACTTCCTCTGACACTGATAGCGGATTGAAGCGGAGCCAGTCTGGAAGCTGAACGAGGATCGAATGCTCCTTAGCGTCGATTGAGTATTCTACCTCAGTCGGTGGAACAGGACACTCGTTGAGAACGTAGTGCTTGAGCTTGCTGATACTGATCGAGCATGAGCATGTATGTGCTTTAGGCTTGCTCAGTGTGATCGCATACCCTTTGGGATCGGGCACCAACATCCAGAACCCAACGTCATCCCCTATGCCCTCAAGCACATCGAGATTGAATATTGTGTTCTTCCCTTCGGATAAGTCGAAGCCTACATCCTCAAGTAGCTGTCGTGTTGGATAGATCCCAATACTACGTGATTGGTTACCTTCGGCAAGCCTAGCACTCATAGTGAGTGCTGCGTGGCTCGCGTTCCTGTGTCGGCTTGCTCCCTTGTTGATACGAACGAATGCCATTGTTCTCTCCTGCTATCCCATGAAGCGTGTTGACTTACTTATGCTGTGCATATCGGTAATGATTGTGCAGTGCTTCCTAGCACGAGTGATGCCGGTATACAGGTTCCTTCGCGACTGAGCGAAGGATGTGCTCTTGTTAAGGATGTAACACACATGCTGATATTCTGAGCCTTGAGACTTGTGTGTGGTCAAGACGTAGGCATGATCGATCGACTTACGTGGATCGAACTCGGCTGTCCTGCCATTCTTAATCTGCACGACTATCGGTGGTATCGTAACACATCGATCACCGAAGTCAATCGTTACCTCACCACTATCGAAGTCGATTGACTCGACGACACCTAACTCACCATTGAATACTGACTCGCTATTGCCAAGGTCGTAGACGTTGGAGGTGAACACTACCTTGGAACCCTCCTGCACTCGGATGGGTCCACCATCGTCATAGTGCCACCTGGGTAGTTCAATGAACGGACGCTCACGTTGCCAGTATCTAGCCTGGACCATCAGGTTCAATCGCTTCGTGCCGATCCATGACTTGTTCATGGCTGTGATGATCTGATGATCAGTCGTGTCGTATCTGATGCCGCTGTTGATTGCTTGCTCAACGAATTGCATCAGTGCATCGACTGGCTTGTCAGTTACCTCAATGGCGAAATCATCGAAGCGCTTAGGCATCTTACCTTGTAAGATGTTAGCGCCGTTCGACGCTATACCTGATCCCTCCTCTTGTCTGTGGATCGTGTCTAGCACGATGCCGTTGAACTTGATCAGTGCTACTTGGAATGCACTATTGGCATCCTTGTAACGCACGTCCTCCTCAATGGGACGTAGCTGGTTCACATCACCGAACATGCATACACGCGCACCTGCCTTCAGTGCATCGATGATTGCTCGGTGTATCTCACGGTTCACCATTGCATACTCGTCTGCTAGCACGGTGTCGTGAGGCATTGGGTGTTGTCGTCGGAAGGTTGGGCCGGTTGACAGGCGAACCATCTTGGTCCTACCTGTTTTCTCGTTCTTTTCCTCGTACTCCAATGGAGTGCCATAGCCCAGCATTCGATGATTGGTCATCGCTGGCAATCCTGTCGCCTCGTTTATACGCTTGGCTGCTTTACCTGTTGGTGCAGATGCCTGCACGTCATATCCGTAACCACTCAATCGCTTGGCTATCTCACGCATCAGGCTTGTCTTGCCTGTTCCTGCTTTGCCTGTAACTGCTACGATCCGCTTGCTTACATCGCAACAAGCATGGATCGCTTCCATCTGCTTGTCGTCCCATACCATGTCACTCATACTCTACCTCCAACGATGGATCATTGATAGATGATGAGACTTGTTGTAGCACAATGGACATGTATCGACTGCGTGTTATGCCTAATTTGTTTGCTGCCTCCTCAATCTCCTCTAATTGCTCTTGCGTCACACGGGTACAGATGACGGTCCCCGACGCTTTGATATCTGTCCCGAACCGTCGCACACTTCCAGCAGGATACACTAGCTCCTGCTGGAAGCGCACAAACCTGTTCATCCAGGAAGCAAGAAACTCAGCTTGTTACGGTTCTGCTTTTTCCATATCTCGTTGCAGTCATCGAGTGTGATCGCCAGTACCTCACCACTGATGTTCACACGATCATTGTATGATCCACCGAGAGCTAAATCCCACTTAGACTTGTCATCCCACTTGTATTGGAAGATACAATAGAAGTGGTTCTCACCAAGGTTAGGGTTGACTGCCATTACACGATCGAAGCCTTGCTTGATGCGCATCCGCAGTAGCATCTCGAACTCGTAGTCACTCAGGTCTTTGGCAAGCCTAGCAGACAGTTCCTCATCACGTAGTTCGTAGTTTGACAATGGCATTTGCTAGCTCCTAAACGTGACGCGAGCCGCTGACCAAGTGATCAACGGCTCGCTTGTAGTTACCGAAAGCAACGTGTGTTACGCAGTGCGTGCGTTGTGTGCTTCGACTTGCGCGGCACGAGCAGGGAGCTGTGCCTGCCTCGGTGGGACGATGAGGCGAACGTAGAACGCGCTGTCCAGTTCACCACCTTCGACCTTCTCAAGAACCTTCTCGGCGCTGACTTCGACGCTGACAACCTTGAGACGCTTCTTGTCGAACTGTACCGGATTACCGGCTTCGTCCAGCACCTGAGCAACGATAAACACTGGACGGGCCTTGGACGGAGCGCGCTTGCGCTTCTGCCTTGGCTCCTCCTGTTCTCCGTTTGGACGGACCGCTGCCGCTGGCCTTGCCTGTGGATGTTGGATACCAGACATTTGTTCTCCTTCTCAATTCCAACACGTCCATTATACTCCATGTGCAGCCTTGTGTCAACTCGACTGCACATGGGAACGCACATTTACGCTGGCATTATGCGGCTGATCTGTGACCGCATCTCACCCTCATATTCCTGATGCGTAATCTCGACCGTGCAGGTCAGACCTATCAGGTCCATCAGGTCCACGTTGGCACTCAGGGAGGCTCCTACGGCCTGTAGGAACCGCTTCATCTGGAACCGGGCCTGAGGGGTGTCCGCAGTGAGCAGCCGGTTGTAGAACAGCGTGGTGCCCTCTGGATCGCCATCTGGATAGTCGGCGGGGTAGCTGTCGGGGGCGATCCGCATCTGGACGTTCAGATACTCACGACCAGATGTGTTGCTGGTGCGCTTCTGCACAGCAGTCACCTCAGCCGGATACACACCAGTGGGCAATGGAGGCGGTGCATCCTGCGTAGCGAGGTCTTGGCTGTAGTTAAGGATAGAGCCACTCATTACTATCTCCCTTTCAAGGTAACGCAATCTTCTTACCACCAGCTTGCTGCCAAGCTGATAGCCACGCGTCTATCGTTCCTCCTGATCTGGTTGCGGGATCGAAGCTCCACACGAACGATGGCAACCTCATTGCATCGAACATGCGTGACTTCATTGGTCTACGATTGAGTGCAGGTCGCACTGTGATCGTATGCTTGTCCTTGCCGTTGTCCATGATGTGCCAAATCTCATTGAGCCTAAGACCGATCTGGTTCGCTGTGTTCTTGGCAAGGATCATTGTGATTGAGTTGTCTGTTTCGTCCTTACTCCCTTCATGTGTGATGAATACGAGGTTACATTTATGACGATCAGCGACCGTCATCATGTTAACCACCATACGCAGCACGTGTGCGTTTCGCTGTCCGTAGCCAGGGATACCGGGTATGTCCATCGTTGCACCACCAGCCTTACCATTCGCGACTACAAACTGTAGTGCGCGATATGCATACGTCGTGAGGCTGTCTACAACGATGGTGGAGATATACCCAGGTTGTCGCTTGAGTGCAGCATCGATCCCATACGGATCATCGGCTCCCATCTTAGGGATGAGTTGCCGTGGGATTTCACTGCTTAGGTCTACAAGCAACACGTCAGACCACTCAGCAACGGACAGATGACCGGATGGATCAAACTGCACGAGCAGCTTGTTACCTGGAGCAGTGCAGGCGAGTGTAGTCTTGCCACTGCCTGTATCGCCCCAAAGGATCATCATTAGCCGAGCGTCATCGATTGTTGGTTTACGGACCTTCACACCTGTTAGTGTGAACTCAGCACTCATCTTCTTCCTCTGAGTCACCCTCTACCTTTTCATTGAGCATGTCCAACTCGATAGCCATTACCCTGATCACATTCTTGAGCTTGGTCCATCCATCCTCGTTAAACTCAAGACCCTTCAACATCTCAACTGTCTTGTCGATGTCCATTATGGTTCCTCCTGTTGGTCACCAGCTACCTTAGCTAATGGTGACCATTCACTGATGATCATGTCCTTCTCAACCATCCGACGTTCCTCCTCATCGTCGGTGTCACAGTAGGGAATGAACTGGCATGGACGGTAATAGCGATTACATGAGTGTGTGTATCGTGGTGCCTCCTCTGGGTTGTTCTGGTATTGCTCGTATAGGTCAATGCAGTGGACGAGCCACTTGACCCAACGAGTGTAGTGGTAGTCTCGCCGCTCATAGCCTGACTGGACGAAACCACCGTAATCATACTGCTTTGGGAGCGGTATTGCAAGTCCTATTACATGCGCTCTGTCAACTACATCTTGTGTGAAAACAGAGGCAGCAACACAATATCCAGTGACCTGACTACTGATGTTGAAGCTCATCTCCCAAGCATCATTCAGTCTCGATGCGGTCTTGTTTTCGTGTAGATACAGTAGTCCGTCGATGTGTTTGTGGATACCGTCGATCCGTCCGATGAACCTGAACGGTGATCGTCCTTCGATTGTGACGACGAGATCAAAGGGGATTTCAATACCGCAATCGCTATGGATATTCGTTGGATCACGTATCCACACTGGACGATCCCAGTGCCAACGATCAACGTAAGCCAGACTACACTCTTCCATGTTGCTAAGGGTTCGTCTGCGGTCACGTGGATCGTCATAATAACCAGAAGTATCAAGTACAGCGATCGCACCACGTTTCGCCATATCAGTAAGATCGGTATTAGCAGTCTCGCTGTGGATGTGTCGCCACCTCTCGGAGCCATATATACGGTTGCCATGATGATGGTGCATCTCGACTTGTCGGTACGTGTCATCACGTAGCTGGTTATACAGTGTAACCAGTCTGATCCATGCAAAGACCTCATGCATTGCACTCCCACATTCGAGAGCCATGCTGCGTCCTTTAGCCTCAATGGCTCTGTGCATCTGGTAGCGTAGAATGCCATACGTTACGCAGACGTTTATCGATTGGAGCTTTGTATTATCGTAGGCTGGCAAATGGGCATCCTCACGTGTTGCTACCCTGAAGCTGGCTTTTAAGTTCATCGCGCGCTCCTATCGCTTCCTCTATCGTTTTGAACGTTCCAGCCCAATGCCGGACGCCTCCACGATTTAAGTGGACTTCATAGCATCCCTTGTTCGGATATACGCCAAGCGCTTCGTCAAGTCGTTCCGTGTTTAGTTGGTTCCCGGCGTTATCTGTCCACCTGAGATTGCTTCTCCTGTTGTTGAGCTTGTTACGATCTACATGATCGATTTGGTCACCATTCCATATCGGTGTACCTGTTATGTAGTGGTGAAACTTAGTCGTCTTATACCAATCGCCATCGTAGTGGGTAGTCTCTACGTAGCCCTTGGTTGATAGACGCCACGTCATCACAGACAACAACCATTCGTCCTCAGGATCAACGATTATGCCCAACTCAATGGAGCGTCGGTATCGCTGAGCTTCTGTAAGGCTATTCACCATGCCCATCTCCTTGGTCTATCAGCCGCTTAACATTTGTGATGTTAGTCTGTAGCTGCTCAGCCAAAGCGAGATTGTTCTTGAGCATATCGACCAGCATGTTCTGCTGTTCTGCCAACTCACGTATGTACTGACGCATCGCACTGTGCTCATCGATTAGACGTTCAAGGATCAGTGCTATGCCTTGGATATCACCATGCAGACGCATGTGCTCACGTAGTTCACGTGCTCGGACGGGTCCGTAGTTGATCTGTGGCATTGATCATTCTCCTGCACATTTGCCTACGCTGCCATGTCCATGCTCATAACCAGGATGCGCAGCTTGTGCATGGCGGTGTCGATCTTCGACTCCTCAGCTTCTAGCTTAGCAATCATCTTCTTGACGCGCTCGTACTCTTTCTCGTAGCGCAGGTAATCCGATAGGCGAGCGTCATCGGCCTTGACCTTTGCTATTTCTTCCAGCTTGCGGACCCGAGTTAATCGACGTTCCCGAATACCGGCAAGCATTTCATCGAGGGTCTCGATGGATAGGAGGTTGATCGTTACGCGGTTGGTTGGACTATCGGACACTGGCTAGCTCCCTGATCTTACGCCGTGCGGCATTGGCTGCTTTGTGCAGTGTATCCGACGAACCCTGATAAGTATAGACCTCAGTGTATCGAACGATCCACAACCATCGTAGACCAGGAGGAGCTTTGGGATCGTAGACCAACTCATACCGTTGGCCTTGGTACGTATGGGTTTCGCGCTTGGCCTGTATTTGTTTGTAATCTTCAAGGCTGACGACGGCTTTCGTCATTTCATTCTCCCCAATAAAAAAGGCATCGTTACTTTCGTAACGATGCCTGTAGTCTAGACCAGTTATGTTGTTATGTCAAATCAGTCACCGACAACTGGCACTGGCCTGAATGTGTGTGATGGTGCCCTGTCCTTCAGACACTCATCGTAAATCTTGTCCGCGACCTCGCTACTAATCCTGTGTCTGAGCAGCACACCCTTGAGCTTGCCACTGTCGAATATCGGTGTTGACTGGCTCACCTTCAGGTTGATGGTGATGTTCTCACCATTGAACACTGATCGCTCAGTGCCCGGTTCTGCTGGGTTCTTTGTATGATCGAACAACACACCAGCCTTGATGCACTCCTGGATCGCTGCCTTCTTCCGTGCCTCAGCCATTGAAGCCAAGTTGAAGGCTACGTAGTATTCCCACGCAATCGACTCACTGTTGTTCTTCGATGGTGGTGCTTCGGTTCCGTTCTTGGCACCGATATCACCAAACAGCTTCTTCATCTTGTTAGAGATGTTCGAAGCAACCTTCGTCGTTAACATACGACACCTGTTGTGTTCGGGTTGAAGTTACTTGGTCGGTTACGCACGTTGTATTTAAGCATTGCATCGTCATAGGTAGCAGTTATCCAACCCTTGACCTGAGGGTATGCGAGCTTGCCGCATTCGGGACAATAGGTTGGTAGTCGTGGATTGATCCAACACAGCATGACCCAACAGCACTCCATTTGCAGAAGGCGGAATGGCACGCGTTGTTGTTCGATCATGTTAACTCCGCCTCTGACGACTACCGGGTTGACGCACACCCGGATCTACCATGCGTCTTGCTTCTCCTTCGCTAGTAATTGCTATTACCTTAGGCGGGTTCAGCTTCTGATGCAACTTCCCCCATTCCTTCTTTGCCTCATAGATCAGATCAGTGAGTTCATCCAAACGCTTCTCAAGTATGATCCGCTCATTGAGCGTCAGGTCTCGGCCCTCAGCAATCAACGGGCCGATCCGCTTCGGTGGACGCTTGCTCATGTTGCAAGCCTCTGTAGCAGTTGAAAGATAAGCATCCCTGCTCCATACCATGCTAGGAGCTTGATGGCTGCATCCTTAGCCTCAGCCTTCATGTCTCTCATTGATTTACCTTTCACACAGATAAGTTCAAGCACCATCGCACTGCACCGTGCGACGTTGTTCTTTTCGCGTGAGTGAGCAACGGATAAAGAATGCATGGCCCAGCCCACCTACTGGACTGGTGCTTGAGCTAGCTGGCAGACCTACGCTTCACAAACGAGTGCGAATGTGAAGCGCAATAGGGCTGGTTCGTTCTGAGCCCTATCTCGATTGTTCTTAATTATAGCACAGGTGGAACGTTATGTCAAGTCAGCTACGCTTGCGTCGGTATGCTGCTAGCGTAACCGTTCCGAGCACACCCATGCTCAGCATACCAAGTGTTGCTGGCTCTGGCACAGGTGCAGCAGTCGCACTTACATCGCCAGTGAACGATGCAGTGAACGAACTGATCGATCCGTTCGTGACACCCAACACGGGTAGAAGGTTCACGAACGTTAGGTTGAACGAGCTAGGTGCAAGTAGATCACTCGCAGGAACCACGTTCGAGTTCAGCGTTAGGCTCTCAGGAGGATTGTTGACGTTGACTGTCAACCCTGGTCCACCATTCGCACCGAATGCTGCATCAGTGAATAGGCCACTGAGGAAGTTGCCAGTGCATCCGACACCAGACGATACACAGAACGAACCACTGTAGTGTTGGATGATCTGAGCACCGATCATCACAGCAGCATCAGTGCTCGTGGCTGATAACTCCATTGACGCGCCACTCACATTGAACGAACCACCACCCAACGTCACCAACGTTCCTGCTGGAATGTTGATGGTCGTTGAGCCTGCTCCGTTGTTCACAGCAGTTGTCGTGTTGACCAACGACTCCTGTGCGAACGACGTAATCAGTGCTGCGTTAGCTGCTACTGGAACAGCTAACGCCAGCATGCCTGCTAGCAGAAGAGACCTCATTGTAACCTCATGCATGAGAGGTGGTGTGGGCATGTAGTCTAGATAACTGCCTGCCCACGGAGCAGTTATTAGTTAACGACGACGCTGCGGATCAGTCTGTGACTGTGCCTGTCCCGGCTGTGCAATCGGGTGCTCTGGATGTGGATCACCACCACCACTACCAGAAGCTGGCGGTTGCAGACCACTACCTTCATACGGCACGAACACCCAGCAACCATACGTCTCACTGTATGCCCAGAAGCCACGAGCACCTGTCGGTGGATTGACCATTCCCGGTGGCGGCTCAGGCTTCTCTCCATCCGGTGGCAACACGATTGGGTGCGCAGGATACACCGGAATGTAGATCGGATGTTCAGGCTTCTCACCACCAGTTGGAGGTGTCGGTGCAGGGATGTAGATCGGTGGTGTGGGTCGCGGATCGGTCGGTCCCCAGATACCAAGCGGTGGCAACGGCGGCCACACTACAGGCGGATACACAATCGGATGTTCGGGATGTGCATCACTAGGTGGCTTGGGTGGGATGGGGATCACAATCGGATGCGCAGGGTAGACAGGGATGTAGATCGGATGCTCAGGATGCGGATCATCCGGGCCACCACCTGATGGAGGTGGCACAGGGATATAGATCGGTGGAGTGGGAAACGGTTCATTGCCACCACCCCAAATCCCTGGTGGCTTACCTGGTACTGACGGTATGATCGGTCCTCCACCAATACCGAGTTCAGGATCATACACTTCACCGACGATGACCACTTTCTTACCGGCCATTTACACTACTCCTTTGATTAGTGGTTCCACACTAACCTTGGCAGTACCTACACCTGTTCTTTTCGTTTACCAGCAACGATCGCAGCGCCGACGTTCTTCGGTTGCGATGCTCGATCCGGTAGCTGACTGATGCCACGCTTCTGATCAGCGCGCACAAAGTCCATTGCTTGAGACTTGGTTGGTCCACCACCACCACGTGGTTTCATTCCATGTGCCACAGCACGCATGAACTTGTTCTGTGCTTTGCTGGATGATGGCATGTCAATCTACCAGTGGTGGTCTTGGTCGGCAGTCAAACGTTACAACCCCTGGACCAATCATTACGTAAGACATGAAGCATGACTCTAGCTTACGTGTGGCGCAACCACACAGCAAGAAAAGGACGAGGAGTCCGGTTGTAGTGGCAGCCAACTCCTCGCCTTAGAGTTGTGCGTAGGTCACGCTTCGGCTAGCGCCTCGAACCTAGCAGAGTCCACTGTTTTTGCAACCCATAATTCGCGGTCATGCATGGTTGTAGCGATACGGCCATCTTCGACATTGCCTCGCCTTGGAGCGAAGTCACCATCAGCATGAGACGAGTAATAGGTGAGTGTTGAGTAGAGTGTCCACATCGTCTCACCTCGCACTTCACGCTCACGCAGATAGTGCTCAACGAACTTATCCAGTAGCGATGGGGATCGGGCTATGTCCTTCAGGAACTCCAACGCCTTGTAGTGTTGCACTGGTGTCTTAGCCCATCGCTCCCATCGATGCTGATTGTTGGTGAACGTGGCAAGTGCTCCTTTGATCAGTCGATCTACATGGAACACCTTAACATCTGAGGTGTGGCGCTTATACATTGCATGATGAGCACCGCTGATCATGCCATTGGTGCAGAAGAACTCGATAGCACCAGCGTATAACTTGATGGCTGATCCACCATAGCCGTTCACTGCTATGCACCTGAACCCAATATCTGACTTGGCTGATCCACCAATCCTGCAACGGATGTTCGGGAAGCGATACTCACGGAAGCAAGTGCGTCCGTAGTCTGACACTCGGTCGATGACCTCGACGCCTTGCAGACTTTGTATCGGCATATGCTCTAGCATCGCTTCCTGAACGATGTTGAGTAGCTCACGGTTATGCACTGTCTTGTATGAGACGTTGACGATGCTGATCACATACGCTCGATCTATATTGCGTGGATCGACGCGAACGATTGCCTTATGACTGTCGGTTGGCATGTATGCTCCGTCGCGCATTTGCCAACCGACCTTTCGTTCGGCAATGGGAAACATAATCTCTGAGGTGGGACTATCGTATTTAGCAAATGGATTGTCCTCATGCGGCTGGCTTGGGAATGCTACGACTGCGTTATCTAGCGGCATGACCTGTCCCCTTGCTGTAAGTAGATTATAGCGGCACGGCGTTGCTCATTCGTCAGGCTGTATGCCATCAGCAACATGCTGATCACATACAGACCTGGTATCCGTGACATCAACCACAGTAATGTTTGATAGCGGCTCGGCTTCGGTAGATGGAACGTGTGTGTATGTGCGACCTGTGGCGATGGCACTTACCGACTCCCTGCTTATTCCGTATAGGTCTGCTATCTCGTGTTGCAGCCTACCTTTGTCTAGCAAAGCACGGATTGCCTTGACTACGTTCTTAGGCAATCCGTGTCGCTCACGCTCCATCATGTCATCGGCATTGGTCTGATTAGTTCCTAGCTTGAGATGAGCAGGATTACAGCAGCCAATAGGATGCGCACCATTATCACACGAGTGTTGGACTTGTAGTTTCTTGTCGATGCTACCGTGAACAAGCTCAAAGACAAGTCGATAGGCAATATACCGTTTGCCTTCGACCATGATGTACGGCCTACGCCGATTAGGTTGGCCGCCGAATGATCCCAACCACGGCCAGCACGCATCAGGCTCGCCCATAACAATATACTTGAACACATCGGTAGCGTCATTGGGTGTCCTCATGCTCCTGGATATCCCTGTCACTCGGCCTGACGGTAAACGTCTCATCGCCTTCATCGTCTCTGACTGTGACGCGCTCGACCATGCCATCCTGATGGAGAAGCATGTAGGTGCCCAGTCTATAGTCTTTGGTCGCAATCCACAACAGCCAACATTCAGGATTGATGCGCACGATCCTATGCAAACGAGTGCCTATAGGACAACCTATGATTGTGTGGCTGTCCACGGCGAAGCCGTCTGGGAGCGGACGGTCGTCTAGGAATTGACGGTTGTGATCTATTCCCTGACGACTGCGCCGTGGGTGATCGTCTGCATAGTCACACGACAGTATGTGCAAAGTCATCGTTCATCTCCTCAATCTACACGAGCCACTTCCCATGTGTCATCTTGGTAGTTCCAGATGAGCACCCATGCATGTTCATAGAACAGGACTAGCTCATTGTGCAGTGTGGTAGCTGCAAGTGGATGCATCACTGGGTCACCTGGATACGACAGTGTGCATGTTTCCTTGTTGAACTTGAAGCCATCGAACTTGTTCCAGCCAGCTACGTATTTCGCATCGATCTGTTCCTTAGCTGACCGTGGATCTTCTTCGTCCAGGAACGATGGGATGAAGCCTAAGTGCTTAGGCGTCACTCCATGTGCTAGTGTCCATACCATAATCATTGTTGGTCCTTTCATGCATACGACAAAAACCCCGCTGACCGAAGCCAGCGGGGTTATGCATCGACTCAGTTACTGCTGATTACGCAGCTTCTTTATCGGTCATAGGACGAGTCAGTTGAAAGGATTTGTGGTGAACTACATGCCGCTGCATTGTAGCCACTAGATCGGTGATATCGGTGCTGTCCTTCGATCGATACCACTCAATCCAGCTATTGCTATGCTCACGGCAGTCCAGTTCATCTAAGACATCACCAAGCCAACGCTTTAATGATTGCAGGAGTGCTTCTTTCGATCCGAGTATCTGCATGTCACCCATGCGGACCTCGCCCTCACGTGGTCGGATTGTTAGTGACCACACAATTGTCATGTGGGTAGCCATAGCGTTTGTTCCTTACACTGTTAGTGATGAACGACGCTCATCACTCGGGCACGTTTCTTATTGTTATTGCCATTGTACCACATGTTAGCGCTTATGTCAAGTGACGTAACCACCATGATATCCAATAGAAGCCACCTGACAATGCAAGTGCAAGGATTATCAGTACAATGAGGAGGATGGTTATCATGTCCAGTATTAGTGTATATATATATGCGTGTAGTAATCTTGTTCGCTTACGCTACCAAGATTACTACACCTAATGCTAACCGAGCACTTACGTGCTCAATTATCATGATCTAAACCCACCCACCACCCTAATCCTTTTTTAATCCTGTGTCAAGTCAGTGGTACTGCATTATGCTCAAACTTGATACGTTCTATATGGTCCCAGATCGTAACCATGATACCATGGCTGACCACCCTTTGTTCGCATTTCCGTTAGCCGGTCAAAAAACGATCCAGCTTGTGGCGCGCGCTGCGCTGTTGCCGCTTACCGATTGATTTCATTGGCTTCTGGTCCTGGTGTCCGTCACCGTGGCTGTCCTCATTGTTAATGATGTGCATGCTTCGTTCGTGTATACACTCAAGTCAAGGTGAGCAGCACTGACGCGTTGAAGCATTGATGCATTGATGTACGTGCTTCAGTGCTTCAGACAAAAAAAGCCACCGTGACATTTCTGCCACGGTGGCGGGTAGGCTAGGATAGACTAGCGACGATAGCTAATCTCAATCTCCTGCAATTCGTAATAGTGCGCACTAAGCGGAAACGCGGTTTCCATCTTGTCAAACGCGACGGCCTCAACGTGGCCAAGCGGAAGCCTGTCACTGTCAACGGTCAAGTCAAAGTATGCAACGTAAGATGTTCCGTTGGCGATGTTGCGAAAGCTAGCGATAACGTGACGCATGGTCATTGCTCCATAAAGAGAAAGCCGGGCATTGCTGCCCGGCTCAAGTGTGACGATAGGCTACGCGGCCTTCTGCGCTGCCTTGTGTGCAGCCTCCGCCTTGGCATGGTTTGCCTTGGCGATTTCCTTCGCGCGGTCCGCACGCGCCTCGCTAGTCCTGACTTCCATCTGGCGGATGTAGCGCTTGCCATCTTCGATGTAGTTCTGAATGGACAGCGAGAAGTGATCGAGCGTCAGAGTAGACGCGGCAGGCTTGGCGTTCACGATCTTGGCAAGCTGGACAAAGACCTGCGCAATCATGTCGCGCGTTGCGACTAGATCGGCATTGTCCGGCGTCACTTGCAGCGGATCGGTCGCGTCTGGCGCGTTGCGTTGCGTTGCGCCATCCACGCCTGCGGCTGCGTTGGCGGCATCGGCTGCGGCTTTCACCGCGTTGCCATCCGCAGCAACAGGCAGATCGGGCACGCGCTTGTCGGCCGGCTTAGGCGCGACACGCTTCGGGTCGGGACTGCGCTTTTCGTCCGCAGCGTCATCGATGCGCGACATGCTGGTGTGCATGGTCATGTAGACCATACGCGGCCGCACGCCATCGCGGATGCCGTAGCCCTTGCCATCCATCCACAAGCGCTCGGGCACGATCACAACGGTTTTGCCCTCTTCATCCTCCGTCGTGTCCATCCACTTGTCGCCAGTCAGAAGGAACACATCGCGCGGTGCAGAGAACATATGCGTCGCGACATCAAACGAGCGCCAAGTCACGCCAAGGAATGACAAGTTGACGGCGAGCTTGACCGCACGCTCCACGCGCAACATGCGCTTGGAATAGTTCGCGGCTTTCACCTGTTGCTCGGGCGAACGGTTACCATCGTTCACCGTCACGCTTTCGCCTAGCAGGAACGTAAGAAATGCGCGGCGGCAGGCTTGCCACGCCTCGCCCTTGGGCATGGTAGGCCACACGTCCTTGACGCCATCCGCGCGGCGGGTTTCAAACCAGACCATCGCCAGATACGCGAGATGTTGGCGCGTCAGTTCAATCTCGCCTTCCTTCTGCTCAATGCTGTCCAGATCGGCATTGCCCTGCTCACGGATTTCATCCATCGCGAGTGGCGGCAGGTCCATCGCTGCCTCATTTGACAGCGGCGGAACAACGGTAGCCGGGACCGGATCGATGACAGGCGCAACGGTGGGCGTAGGATCGGCTGCACCGATGACAGGCAGCAATGCAGATGCGGACTGCAAAGCCGCCTTACGGGTTACACGCTTAGACATAGAAAAGTCCTCCGTTGAACTGAAACAGGACAACCCCGTTCATCCATTCAACACAAGCATCATAGCACAGTGTATACACTATGTCAAGTCACTGCAAACGTAGCTACAAATGTCTATGTCAAGTGCGTTTCACTGAATGATCATATCGCATGATAATGCCATGCGAGCGAACAATCCGCCTAACAAAGTTACGTTAGTTATGCTCACAATTGTGCAACGCTGCTATCGTTACAAGTTATGCGATATCAATGCTAGGCTACCTATCGCAACGCTACACAGGCTGCATTAGTGGCCTATACCCGTATACCTGATAACTGATAGGGCACTGTAGCACGCTCACAGGCGATTGCAGACCATAGACAACATTGCATATTGTCTAGCTGCAAACGCCATGCATGATCCGTCATTTGATACCCCATACAATCACACCATACCGCATTGTAGGCTGGCACGATGCGAGGGGATATCGTGGGCGGTGGATCGATCCATGCGCGACCATACACACACACTGCAACACAACTTGATGTGCATGAGTGCATCAATCAGTGCATCTATGCTTCAATGCATCACCGCATCACTGCATCCATGCGTCAACGCGCTACCCACTCCATACACGCACGCATCACGCCCCCACTCCCCCCGCCAATTCCAAAAGGGAGGGGTAAGCTAACGCCGGCCTAGTGCGCGGCGCACCTAAGCCTCACGTCCATGCATGCGTCTGTCAATGGTTATTGCGTGTGGTGGTGTCAGGTATGGGGGGCCAGTTGAATTTTCACGGTTTGTTCTCTCTTGACAGACTAGACAAAGTTGAGTCGCAGGCGTAGCGTCACCAGTCTGCAAAGGAGGACACAATGTCGGTCTATGGTGTCAATCTCGCTACCGGCAATGCAAGTAACGGCCAAATACCGTTCACTGGTTGGTCTCCTACGCTTGGTGTAGGACCTGCTAATACTGGTGCTACGTCAGGTGCAGTCTGGTATAACGGTCAGACGCAGAACGACTACTTCATTATGTCGAATGTCAGTCGAATGAGCAACCGTGGGTTCGCTGCGCTGATCAAGGCGCTCACTGGTGCTGCTCCTGGTGCGGCTGCACTTGCACAGTATAGGCGAGTAATGGCTGCCAATCCCACCAATACAGGATTGGTGCCCATCGAGACGATCCAGCCTGTCAACCGCAATACGACCAGCGGTGATCAGACGATGGCTCTTGCTTTGTGGAACCGCACAGTCAATCCAACGACGTATCCACCTGATCTGTCTGGTGCTGGTGGTGGTGGCAAGTTGAGCTTCATTGGAGTATCGTAAATGGCACTCATCCGTACGCCTAATGGCATTGTGGATGATGGCACAGGTCCGCAAGGCCCAAATATAGGCAATGCCGTTATTGCTGGTGCGCCTGCTGCTACACTCACTGATCCAATGGCTGCGGCGGCTCAACCTCCCAATGTGCAGCCTGTAGGTGCAGGTGTTCCTGCTGCGTTGCCTGTTCCACCTGTGCCTACGACTGGTATGCGTGCGTCACCTGATCAGGCTCCTGTTGGCGCAATCCCACCTAACAATGCAGTAAGGTCACCGACCGCTCCTCGTGCTGCTGTTGGTCGTGGACCTTCGAGCGGTGTATCTACGCCTGTAGATGACGCGCTGATCCGTGCTAAGGCGGATGAGGCAGTCCAACAATCAGGTGATCAGCTATCGCCTACTACAATGGTCCTCAACTACTTGCAGAGGCAGGGTCTACCACGGACCAGTGAGAATGTAAGGCGTGCGCTAGAAGCTAATGCACGCGACAACACAACTATTCCTGGACTGATCAACCAAGCTCCACCTGCACCTACAGCTATAGATACGCAAGCGAATGCCCCCGGTAGAGGTGGGCCGGGTAGAGCTACGTCCGCTGCGCCTGCACCTGCTACGCCAGCGCCACCAGGAGGATCGTCGGCTGCTGCTCCCGGTGCAGGCAACAGCACCAATATGAACGCTGCTGACATTGCCGCACTAGCGTTAGGTGGTGGATTGGGTGGTGCTGCTGCGTATTACCTGCGTAATAAACTGAATGGCGCTAAGGTCGCGCCAGATGCAGCCGATGCACTCGTTGGTGAGTATACTGGTCGTGGTGATCTGGGTCCGACTGGTAGAGTGATTGACGTACCACCTACCGCACTCACTGGACCAGGAAACAGGACCGCGATAACCGATCAGTCTACGAGTGCTGCTCCATCGAGGTCTACAGATGCGACCACTACGCGTGCAATCGATAGAGCCACTGATACTGCTGTGCCTCCTCCACCTGTAACGAACGCTGGTGACGTAACTGCGGATGATGTTCGTGCTGCCATCCGTGCTAACAGGATCAAGCTGCCTCCCGGCGTAACTGAGGAGCAGTTAGCTGCGGCTGCTAACCGTGGTGGATCGCAGAACCTCATCAGGTTCGGTGGTCCTCGTAACGCATCTACAGCAGCAGAAGCAGCGAGAATGGCCGCTGAAGCAGCAGCAGCAGCACGAGCACGTCCTGGAAGGTTTAGGGTATGGTGATGGCGAACCCACTGCAACTAGCTGATGGTCGTGTAGTGTTCCCTAATGGGCGCATTGCACGTCCGAATGAGGCTGAGCCTGAGGATATTGTCAGGGATGAGACGCCTGATCCTGTTCGTCTGGTAACGAGCAAGCGTCGTAAGGCCAGTGAGCTACTAGAACAGCCACGAGTGATGAATGCCATCAGTGTTGTTATGGCCTATTCACTGTTCGGTATTGAGGATACCGAGATCGCTGAGCTTACCAATCTAGATGAAGTGCAGATCGTCAAGCTACGCAAGTCAGATGCATACACGAGCATGTATGACGGCGTGGTAGCTAACGTGATGGATGCGGAGTCACGGCATGTTCGGGGTCTTTTCCAGAAGCACGCGCGAACAGCCGCCGGTGTCCTCATCGACACGCTCCACAACGGCACGCGTCCTGAACGTTTCACTGTGGCTCGTGATCTACTTGATCGTGCTGGGCATCGCCCTTCTGATGTTGTGGAGCATCGGCATTCAATGGATGGAGGTCTTACGATCGAAATCGTTCGCAAGGACAGTGAAAAGTCTGCTCCAACCATAGACATGGAGACTGAGTGATGGCGTTCGTAGCTGGTAACTCATACAACATGGGAGCAGCGTCATCGCTCCTATTGCCTCAGCGCTCAGATGTGGGTGGTAGCACTATAGTCACGACCAACTACTCACATGGCAGGATACAGAACCCTGCGGCATCCGTAGCAATCACGTATGACGTTCCAGGTGGATTGCTTGCTGCGTCTAATACAGACACGGTATTCGCTATTCCACCAGGGGCAGCATTCATCAATTGCAGCACTGCCTGTGTGCTTCAGCTTGGCAAGTCCGACTGATGAGTAAGCGTTACCGGATCATCGAAGGCGGAATGCAAGATCGGTTTCACCAGTCCAAGGCCAAGGTGCAATTCGTTGGTGGTGGGTTCGGTAATGGTAAGACTGCGGCCACATGCATAAAGGCACTCAGGCTATGCAAGGACTATCCTGGCTGCAATGGTTTGATCGCACGCTCAACCTACCCGAAGCTGAACGACACGATAAGACGCGAGTTCCTACTGTGGTGTCCAGGTCACTGGATCAAGCGGATGCCGACACGGGACGACAACACACTGATCTTGAAGAATGGATCGACCGTGAATTTCCGCTATGTAGCGCAACGTGGGAAAGAACAGGAGGAGGCTAAGAGCAACCTGCTATCAGCAACGTATGACTGGATCGTTGTTGATCAGTTAGAAGATCCCGAGTTCTCACATAAGGATTTCATGGACCTCATGGGCCGTCTTAGAGGTGGGGCCGAATACCAAGGTGACGATAAGCTCATGCCTAAAGTTGGGCCGAGATGGTTCATGGCGACGCTCAACCCTACGCGAAACTGGTGCTATAGGGAAATCGTCAAGCCACTTCATGATTACGAAAAAGGCGTTCTCAATCCAAAGCTGCTCTGCGAGGTTGACGATTATGGTAAGCCTGTGCTCGCTGATGGGGTGCCGACACCAATCATAGAGTTGTTCGAGGGAAGCACTTATGAGAACGTGGAGAATGTCGGCGAGGATTACATTAAGGGAATGTTGGCTACGTATACCGGCTCTATGAGGCAACGGTTTATCTATGGGGAGTGGGGAGCACTTCAGGGATTGGTCTATCCGCAGTTCGATGAAGCTAAGCATGTCATCGATCATATGACGATCCTTGAATATCTGAAGCAGCTACGCCTTGGTGGGTTTGAGCCTACATTCATGGAAGGATACGACCATGGTCTCATGCGTCAATCCTGCTATGGATTATTCTTTGTGGACGATGATGGGAATGTCTTTTTGCTTGACGGGTTCCACAAAGCGGAACAGACCATTCAACGATCTGCTGCGGCGATTGGAAAGATCAGGGCCGAGTATGACCTTGACCTCGTGTCGATGCCACCGATTTGGGCCGATCCAGACGCGTTCCGTAGAAAGACTGGTGATAGCAGGACGGTTGGTCAAACTGTCGCGTCCCTATTTGCTGACGAGCATATACCGATGCAGCGGGGTAACAACGACAATACGTCCTGCATTGCGAAGAACTGGCAATACCTGACTACGATGGCTAAGCATCAGCACCCGATTACAGGGCTGATCGAGGCTCCGTACTTCTACGTGTCAACGCAGTGTCAGTGGTTCATCGATGAGGTCAGCGAATACTACTTCCAACGTGACAGCAGTGATGAGCTATTGGACAAGCCCGTAGATCGTCATGACCATGCGATGGACATGTGGAAGTATGCAATGACCTCACGTCCTAGGTTGGCTAAGTTCATTGGTAGACCCAACCAACCACCTGCGTGGATGGCGTGGCACGAGATTGAACGGATGAAGCAGAGCGTAAGACCGAGGCACAAGTGAGCGACGAACGCGCAGGACCGACAGGACCGAATTGGGGACTGTTCACTGGATTGACGCAAGAGCTT